TATTAAGATAGCACCTGCTTCAGCAATTAGCACCCAAGGATCTGCTTCTTTTGAATGTAGTACAATAAGTCTACACAAAGCAGTGATAGCAATAATAATTGGAAGTGATACAGGTATTCTATTGTTAGCAAAATAAGCACCAACCATACCTACAATCTCAGTATAGATAAACAACAAAAACAGATCAGCAAGTTCGATGTTTTTTGCTAACCACATATCGTAAACATCCATTCCAGCGGCCACAGTAGTAAGTATGCCAATAATTGCCAGCATAACTTTTTCTGTAACTACCGTTGTCCAATGTAAGTTTACTTGCTTCATCATTTTACTTTCAAGTTACTAGGTGAATATTGTTCACCATTGTATCCACTTCCTGTTGCATTAGGACCTGTTTCAACTCCGTTGTTACAGGCAAATACAACAACACATAAAAACAGAGCACTCCACAGTGTAGCACGTTTACTCCAAAGGATGAATCCATCCATTGCTTCTTCGGCTTGTTTCTGTGCAATCTCTCTAGGCTCCATTACTTGCTCTGTGCTGGCAGGATATAATCATATTTGGCCATTCCACTGTCTACTGAGATCATCATAGCGCCTTGATCTGAAATACTCATAGTAACATCACCATCTAAGTTTAAGATAGCTTGTGTTTGTGCAACTGGCCAACTCCATGTATGTGCCAGTGTACCTTCAACTCCATGTTGGAAAACAAACTCACCTGCGTGTGTGCTTTGATCACCAAATGCAAATACCAAGTTACCATCTTTTGTGCTTACATTGAATGTAGGCTCTTCTGAATGTGCCGCACTCATAAGTTTCATACGTGCAATACTTGCCATTGATGGACTAAATGTAACGTTCCATTGTGCGCCTTTGAACTTCACTGTCTTGAGTTTTTCTTCAATGATTGCTTTATTCATAAAGCGATAATCATTTTGGAAGTCTCCTGCGGCATTTTCAAAGTGGATATGTGTTGGAACAGTTTCGCCATTGCGTTCTGCTTCTACAACATCAATCTTTGCATCCTTTTGATACTCTGGATTCTTTAAATGCAGTGCTAACTTATCTAAGTTAGGCATGCCAAACGTGCCTTTGAACTCTGATACTGGAGCATGTGTACCAGCACTTAAAATAACGCTTCTATCTTCTGCCATTGAGTCAATAGCAGTACCTTCGTCTGTTGTAATTTTTACAAGGCTTAAGAAACCAAGTGCATGAGTATGAGCTACAATATCTTGTAGAATGTCTTTCATATTTTTTCTCCTATTTCAAGTTTTATTATATTGTCTTTGTTCAATGAAGTCAAGTAATTTTCTACACTATATTTAGGTTTGAAGCCTAAACTGCGTATTTTTTCCATGTTTGCACAAGTCCATTGTCTTTCATATGGTGTATTTAGGCGGACAGGAATGTTTGGTGCAAAGTCTGAAACCTTAAATGGCATACCAGTGCCTATGTCAATTGTACCTGTATACTTGCTTTTCATACATAATTCTATTGCATCACACAAATCGGAAATATGTATGAAATCTCTATAATGGTTTGTAGTATATTCTAATTCACCATCAATTAATTTTTGTATAAACATACCTTTTCTTGGAACATCTGAATATACTGTATGGAAACGCATGCCTAGGTTATTCGCATATCTTTCTGCGGCTTCTTCTACACAATACTTTGAAGCGGCATAGGGATTTAAATCAGGTTCGTATGCACTGCTTGAACTAGCATAAAGTATTCTTGTATTAGGATATCTTGCAAATAATCTTTTTGATACTTCTACATTGTTACGCCAATAACCTTCAGGATCATTTATGCTTTCACGTACACCGCTTTTGCCAGCTAGGTGTATTATAAGATCAAATTCTTCTTTGAATTCACAATCGATTAAATCTTGATTGTTATTGTAATTGTCTCTATCCCAACCGTCTTTTATATCTATTCCAACAACACTGCCGTATTTTGTTAAACGTTTTAACAAGTAACTGCCAATAAATCCTCTATGTCCTGTTAACATTATACGCATTTCAATTTCTCCCATGTGTCTCGCCAACCTTTAACACCAATAGCAAACCCTAAATCTTTGGCAATAATTTCTTTTTTCAAAGGATAATCATTTCCTGCTTTATCCATTCTATCACCATAAAAGTATAAAGTATCTTTTTTGTCAAAATCGACTAGTATTTGACTCTTATCACACCCTTTTGGCCCTATGTCAATTCCTGTTTCTCCACCAGGTCTAGCAATTAGATCAGGAAATTCTTTGTTAAACAATTCAGCGATAACATCTCTTTCATTACTTTGTAAATCATGCTCTACATAAAGTTTTCTTTCTCCTAGCGTAGCATTTCTTCCTACTACACTAAAATTAACCATTCCTGGTCTTTCTTCTATATGTAATCCTGTTCGCAGTGGAAAACTACTTTCTTCCAAACAATTTATTAAATATGATCTAACACTTTGTTTAAGTTTCCATCTATTCGATCTGATATGCGTTTCGCCTTCCCAGACATCTGATCCTGAACAATTATATACTCTCTTTGCCAGACTATATATTTCTTCACCTATTTGTTCTATGGTTTTTTCTTTGTCACTTCCTGTGACAAGGTAAACATCGTTTTCTACACAAAAGGTAGTAAAAAAAATTGCAAAGTTTGAGTCAATCTGTCCTCTACTAGGAGTAATTGTTCCGTCAACATCAAATATAAACTTATTCACAAACTCGTCTCCTTAGGTCACTAGAACTAAAACGATGATCTCTTTTGTTAAAATGTATGTCAATATCACGCTTACGGCAAATGTCCTTGCCTGTAAAGTCTTTGTCTCTGTATTCTTCTCCTAGTATACGGACATTGATAGGATACATGCTGAGAATATCTTCTAAATCTCTTTCAGTTCCGTAGGGAATAATTTCATCTACATATTCAACACCTTTTAATTGTGTATAACGTTCAACAATAGTTTGCACAGGAGAATTTTTTTCCTTTCTGTCAATGCTAGGATCTACCTGCAATCCGCAGATAAGATAATCACATTGTTCTTTTGCTTCACGTAACATAATTATATGTCCAGCATGTAAAAGATCAAAAGTTGAACATGTAAATCCTACTTTCATGTCAGATCACTCCATATTTTTAATTTGTCTTTTTTCGCACTGCTACGGGCATATATATGTTTCCAGTCTACTACACCATGTTCACACATTAAATCAATCATACAATAAACATCACCAAGTTCTTCGAGTAATTTTTCACGTTGATCGTCTTCGATATTTTCAAAGTCTTTATATTTTCTAATGATTTTAGAACATTGCTGTGTTAATTCACCACATTCTTCCATTGTAATTGTCATTAATTGTTGTAGTTTATTAATAGGACTTTCCATATCATGCTCCATAATTAAAACTTATACTAAATCTATCTTTGTTACTGTTGTTTTTTGTAACACCATGTGGTATCCAACTACTAAAAATATACAAATCGCTTGTTGAACTTTTGTATTCTACAGTATTCATATTGTAGGGATTGGATTCTTTGATCATGTGTACAGGAATACCGTGTTCTTCTCCGGGGCGTCTTTGAAAAAATATACTTCCTTGATCTAAATTAGGATCTGCTTCTACGTAATACACACCACTGAATACAGCACCATTTACGCTATCTCCCATATGATGATGCACAGGATTGTCTATACCTGGCGGATTTTGATTTACCCAAATATTATGTAATTGCAAAGGCATTATTCCACATTCATCTGAGGCCGAAGCAACACATTGATCTATAATACCAACTAGTTTTGCAACATCTACACATTCTTCTAAGCTAATGTCAGCTTTAAGCCAATGCTTTGATTGTTCAGTGTCATTAATCTTTTGTAAACAATAATCTTTGATTGCATCATTATTAATATTTTTAAGTTCGCCTGACCAAATGTAATTTGGAAACCATAAATCTTTATCTGTTAACATCTAATCTCCAAACTCAAATAAACTACCAAACGTAGTATTCTGCTTTGTATCTTCTAGTGGATAATTTAACACACCGATTAAGTTATCTAGTTTATTATCAATAATTGTTTCTGCCATTGCCGCATCATCGAACGGAAGTTCTTTGAACCATTCTGGAATACGTAATTCGTCTGTTGGATACGCAACACTTGTGTATCCTAATGGATTTTGTTTTAGTTTGCATACAATAACCTTCATACCGTCTACAATCTCTTGCGAATACTTGTCTCCGTTCATACGCTTGAGTGTATTCCAATTTATGCTTGCTCTTACATGTCCAGGCATGTTTGCTTTGCCTTGCTTTTCTTCAAGACGTTGATAATGTCCAATCTTGTTTGCACGTTTGGGAGAACCTTTCTCCCAGCCAGGACGTTCTGAAAACTCTTTACGGAATTCTGTAATACGCTGTAGCACTTCTTCTTGTGGCTGTTCTTGTAGTACCATCATAAGTACTTCACTTAGAAAGTTCTGCATAAACACAGGAGTATCTGATCTACGCAAGTCCAAGCCCATTGCTTTGACTTTGCCTGGCTTGCCATCTGTATCACTTCTAAAACCTTCTACGTCATATACCAATGCCGCATAACGTTTCTTTGTAATATATAATCCGCTTTCAGCAACAATCTCCCTACCTGCGGCAATAACTTCTGCTCTACTCTTAGGACAGTGAAAAGCATCATACATAAAGTCACTAAATGTCGAATTTGCTTCTTCTGCTACTTGATCATATAACGTAATTACATTATCTTTTGTCCATGGAATAGCACCGCTATCAATTTGTTCTTTCAACACAGGGTATGCACTAAAATATACAGAATCTGTGTCGCCGTAAATTACACTTTTCCCTACATGATCATATGTACCTGTAATTACTTTATTAACTTCTGCACTCATGTGCTTTACAATAGTTCTACCAGTCAGTGTAGTTGACTGTCCAATACGTTTATCAAAGAATCTACAACCAGGATTAAGAATAGCACCATACAAACTGTTCAAGTTAATCTTTTTAACAAGTTGCCTTTTATCCCAAAATGCAATTTCAATATCATTTCCTGCATCTTTGGCTTTTTTAAGTTGTGCTTGTAGTTCTTTACGTTCTGCATACCAACGCTTTAGAATACCTGGAATAACACCTTCAAATTCTGTTGTAAAGATTGTACCATTTGAGCTTAACATCCAAGGTGTGTTGCTATCAAAGATAAGTTTATAAATTTCTGCACCACTTAGAACATTTGATTCTCCGTTTTCCCAGTCAACAGTTAGTGCAACATCTTTACGCTGTTCCATTACCGCTTCATATTCTTCTGTACTAAAACGTCCTTCCCATGACCCTGCAAAACTCTTCTTTTTAAGCGTCATATCTTCATGTACACGGCTCTCACTTATTTCTGGACGTATTTGTCCTACAATAGTTTCTGGAGCCATGTTAAGGGCTCTAATAACACTTGGATACAGACTGTTCAAATCCATTGATCCAATCCATTTGTGAAGACCTTTTTTAGGAAATGCTACATATGCACCGGCTGCCGCAGTGTTTTCATCGTCACGTCTTGGCCGATTAGGAACTTGTAATCCCCTGTGATGTGCTTCGTTAATAATTGCTTGTTCTGTAACCGCAACAGCACCCATTGTGGTCTGTAGCAAAACAGTATTTGCGTGTGCTAGTTCGTTACTAAGATCAATAAACCTTAGTTTTTTGTCCAGCTTGTCCAGTAGTGCGGTATCTTGTATGTTGTATTCGATGAATTTTCTAAAGTCATTGTTGTACAGTTGATCCAAAGTACCTTCATAAGGCACTTTGTTTTCACCAACTTCAACTTCACCGATTGCATCAAGTCTATAACTGTGTCTTTCTTCATATGTGTATTTACGATATAATTCTAAACTATCTAAATGCACTCTACCTATTAGGTCATAGGTGACAGCTGATTTGCCGTACTTCTCATATTCACGTTTTTTAGGAAGTTGTCCCCACAAACAAAAACGTCTTGTGTCATCTTTAGATAGCACACGGCTTGTTCTATTTACTGTGTACGGAATATCATAACCTTCACTGTTCCAACCTGATAAAATGTCTGCATCTTCAATTAAATTCAAGAAAGTGTCAATCATTTCACCTTCTTTTTCAAATAATACAACATTCTCAATGCCTTCTAGTGTTTTCTTTGCTTGCTCCATAGTAAGTGTCTTTGGCGGAACAGCCAAACATACCATTGTTTCTAACCACTGTAAGTATACAGAGATACTTGTAATTGGCATAAAAGGATCTGCAGGATCAGCAAAGCCGCGCTCAGGATCGAAATCAGTCTCAATATCAAAAAATGCAATGTTTAGTTTAGGAGCATCTTGGTTGAGATAGTTTTCACTTAGGCATTGGAAAATAGGATTAATATCGCTTTCAAAAAGTTCTTTGCCTTTGTTTATAGCAACCTCTTTACGAAAGTCTTTGGTGTTTTTACATACAATACGTGTAAGTGGATCGCCAAATACACTTTTGTACTTGCCACGTTCGTCTTTGTAATAGAATGTATATTTTGCTTGATATTCGTGAAAGTGTCTTTTATCGTCTTTGCGTTCTACAACACGAATAATATCTGAATCGCGATCAAAGAAAGCGTCTACGTAACTCATTTTTTCTCCTCGTTGCTTATGGCCAACTTAACCTTCTACATGCCCGCTTTTAGCTTTGGGCGACATTATATTTATTACCACCATTGCATAGCTACACCAAACCCGAGTACATTTGCAACAGTGAAATAACTCGTCAGTAGCATAGGCCATGCTAGTGTTCTTCGGTAATAACCGTAAACTGCGGTTACACTACCTATAAAAAATCCTGGATATATCATTCGCATGTCTGGTGCATCTGCATTCATAGCAAGCATTGTACTTGCACCTACTGTGAAAACAAAACTAGTAAGTTCACACATAAATGCAATTTTGTCAGACTGATAACTTTGTATCCAAAAATGTTTTATTTTTTCCAAAATTATTTGTCCTTACCAACTGTAACAACAAGTGTTTCTAAGTCTTCGAACTCATCGTTAACACGATCCCAATCACCTTTCTGTGCGATTTTGATTGCTTTGTTGATAAGACTTGGTTTGATGTCAAGTTCTTCTGCCACTGCTTTGACAGTTTCTTTCAAACCTGTTTGTAGATCTTCTACTTCTTGCAATACTGTAACACCTTCGTTAACAAGACGTTCAAGTTTTGCTTTTTCTTCTGCTCCGTATGTACGATCGCTCATGATTACTCCTTATAAGTTTGTATTATTATATACTTTATTTTACTAATTGTCAAGAGTTTTTTGGTGTTCTGTCCATGCAATTTCAAATTGTTCTGCATAATCGTACAAAGGCGCTCCGTTAGCACCGTCATACCAAAGACGTTTGAAGTATCCGTCTGCACTTTGTATTACTGTTTCTGGAGAGGCGTTAAGATGACCTTTTACCATGTAAAATAATCTATACTGTTCTTTTAGATCATTTCTTAACATAACGTATTTACTTGAAAGTAAAAGTTGATGCGCTAACAAAGACTATTTTTGAGAGTTTAGAGCTTTATTTAATCTGTCTCTGAGTGAAGTTTCGATTGCTTCTTTCTTTGCCATTTTAGTTGCAGTAGCATACATTACCGCTTCAGCATCTTTTCCGTAACGATCTTTGAAGTCACCTTTGGCTTTCTTCATACCTTTTACAATACGTTCTTTTTCTTTTTCTTCGCCTTTAGTAAGACTGCGCTCAGTGGTTTCTGAATCGTCTTTTTGATTTGCAATTCTTTTCATTGCATTAAGTCTAGCAAGTAATTTAGGATTTTTCATAAAAGTTACAAACAATCCTACATATGGACTTAATGCTTCTCTTTGAGGCTTTGGTAATATTTCACCATTTACTGCATTAATCAACCCAGCTGTTACAAGACTTGCAGGGTCGTCGCCTAAATCTAAGACGTTTACACCTCTGCGAAGATCATCGTCTTCGCCTACTAACTTATTTCTCAGTGGATGTTTTTGTTCCGGCCCGGCTGTTGGTTTAGTTTTTGCAGGCATAGGATCTTTGCCTTTTGCTTGTCCTGCACTACCAGTCTTTTGTGTTTCTGTAACGCCTGCTAGTTTAGCAAAGTCACTAACATTGTCTATTCCTAATGGCATTGATCCTTGCGGAACTTCTACACTTTCTTGCACGTAATCTTTTGTAGGAGCAACACTTTCTTGCGGATTTCCAGCTATTGCCTTAAGTGCTTGTTTGTCAGCTTCAGGATTAGAAGGAAACAAGTCCTTCATCATAGCACTCATTTTATAAAAATCAGGCATTACGCTTTGCTCTTAAATTTTGAATATCCTTCATTACTCTATTCAAATCAGCTTCGTTGTCTTGTAATTCTGGAAATTGTTTTTTGAGTTTTAAAATTAGATCTTTATCTCTAGTATAGTTCATTTTCCTTTTAGCAAACTCTAGATATTCAGCATACTGTTCTGCAGGAATATTGTTACTCCATATATTTGATTTGATCCAATCACCTATACCTTCATTTGCTTGTTCTTGTTGGAAATACTGTAAGAATTCTTTATGACGTTTATGTAGTTCTGCTATGTCAGGATTTTTTAGGTATACTTTTAGCCAACCCTTGTATTCAGGATCGTCTGCAAGTGTTTCTTCCTTGCTTTTGAAAAAGTCAAATATACCTTCTGATACACGCATTACATCTTCACACAGTTGTCTACGGTTTTGCCGCCTTTTTTCTTAGTGCCCATACGCTTGTAGCCTTTCCAGCATACTTTGCCATCAACGCCTTTTTGCTTTTCTTCTGGCAGAGTTGTATAACTTGGCTTACCACAGTCTGAACATACACCTGCTGTTTCAGCTACTTTACGACTCACTTTTTCTTGTAGTGATTGTAAATAATTTTTTTCGTTTTCTTGAATATTTCTTTTCATAACATTTTTTGTAGATCTTGATTCTGCAAACTTCATGTCATAATCTAGTGCATGGTATACTGAGCCCATGTAATCTGCGGCTTTTGTGATTTTTGATTGTTGCCAACCTTCAATACCTTCAGCTTCACTTACTGTCTTTAGCATATCGTGTAGTTTGATAGCATATTTTGCGATTTTGTAAAGATCAGCGCGAGCCATTTGTACTTCATGATCACGTTCTGCAACATCGGCTAGTTCACCTAAGCCTTCATTTGTCTTGTTCTTCTCAGCTTTGCTGTATTTGTCTTTCAGTCTACCTAGTTCTTCTTGGCTAGCACCTTCACGTCCTGCTTTGGCCGCTTTTTGCATGTATTCTTTGCCGTGCTTCTTTACGCCTGTGTAGTACTGTAAACCGCTTTCTTTAGTTTTTTTGTCCATAGCTATCTCCTACAGTGTATTTATGCCTTACGAGTCTTCTTTGCTTTCTTTTTACCGCCTAGCAGATTACCAAAATCTGCTCCGTTTTTCATTGTACCATCTGCATTATACATACTACGACTTTGCATAGTTCCTACGTTACCACTTACTGTGGCAATTGACGATGCATTTGTCTGTTCACCCATACTTTCTGGTTGAGGATTTGCTGGCACTATATAACTTTTTCCAAATATGTTTATAATTTTTTCACCACGTTTTTGTGTACCTTGAAAAGGTTTCAATCCTTGTCCGTGAATTTGTTTTAGTATTGCCATTTTTGTTTGTGGCAAATCTTTACATGCTTGATTCCATTTAGGATCTTTTTTAGAATATTTTGCACATGCTTTTTCAAGTTCATTTACTATATAAGCACCTACTTGTAACAAATCAGGATAAACTTTATTCATAAGCATATCGCCTAATTCAGCACCTGCTTGGAATCCTGTATCGGCATCACCTGATGCCGCCGCCTGTTTCATCTTAGCATGAATAGATTGCATTTTTGCTACATCAGCTTTGGTAGTCTTTATTGATAATTTTTCTACAACCTCATAAATTTTCATTTCTTTCTCCCAGATTTCATGTTAGCACACCAGTGATACATCTTTGCCTTCTCACCACTTGCATTTTTTGCCTTTTTACGTAGGCTTGTTACGCTTCCTTTACAACTTGCACCTGCACGTTTTACACGCCCTGGTCTGCTTTTGCCTTTTTTCTTACCGTCAGCAAAGTTTTCTTCTACAGGTTGTTGCATTTGTTGTTGCAACGCTTTTGCAGTTCTTTCAAACTTATGGTCTTTGTATTTAAAACCAATACCGCCCGCGGCTTCCCATTCGTTGACGTTTTTACCGAAGTCATCTATTAGTATGTTTGGAGTTCCATCTTCTTTTTTAGCAAATTGTGGTTTGTTATGTGTGATGTAAACATTCTTTGGAGGAAAGAAAGATAGATTTTGTTCTATCCATTTACGTTTATGTGGTTCTGATTTTGGATCATCTGCTA